TAGTTGATAAGAATTCAGGTAATGTCGATTTAAGATTTAACCAAATGGCTGTGGATCAAGATTACTTTATTCCTGTTAGAGACCAAGCGGCGGCAAGTCCAATCGATACTTTACCAGGGGCACAAAACTTATCTGAGATTGCCGATATCGAATATATACAGAAAAAATTATTAACCGCCCTTAGAGTGCCAAAAGCATTTTTGGGTTTTGAAGAAGTTGTTGGTGATGGTAAAAATCTTTCATTACAAGATATTCGTTTTGCAAGAACTATCAACAGGATTCAAAAGTGTATGATTCAAGAACTTAATAAAATTGCAATCATACATCTATTTTTATTAGGATTTGAGGATGAGATAGATAACTTTACAATTGGTCTAACCAACCCATCAACTCAAGCCGATTTACTTAAAATTGATGTTTGGAAAGAAAAAGTTTTGCTTTATAAAGATTTGGTTATGGACCCAGGTAATGGTATTTCCGCAACTTCGGCAACATGGGCAAAGAAACACATATTCAATTTTTCTGATGATGAAATTAGGACTGATTTATTACAACAAAGATTGGAAAGAGCTATCGGTGAAGAATTGAAACAAACTCCAACAATAATTAGTAAAACAGGATTATTCGATAATATTGATAAACTTTATGGAAATTCTAGTGGAGGAACCGCAACAACTTCTAGTGAAGCACAACCTGATTTAGGTGGTGATTTGGGACCATTATCTTCTCCAGATATGGGTTCTGAAGGAGGCGGAGCACCTCCACCACCTCCACCACCTCCTGGCGGAGAAGGTGAGGCAGCAGTAACACCAGAATCTAGACTCGAAAGATTAAATATTTTGGTTGAAAATAACGTATTAGAGGGAGCAAGTTTTATAAATTTAAGTCAAGGTAGAGATTCTTTGGGAGAAATTGACAAACAACTTGATAAGTTATTAAATCTGTAATATTTATATTGAAAACAAATAAAAATTTATATGACATTCGGTTTAATAAAGTCCATAATAGAAGAGAACCTACTAGAATCTTACAAAGATGAGAAATCTTTTAAAAGAGCAATGAGTGAGTTCAGGCAAAACGTTTTGAATAATAAAGACATTTCCAAAGTTTATGCTCTATATGATGAACTTTCTAAACCACAAGGACTATCCGTAGATGATGCTAAAGATTATTTATCGGAAGGTATTTCAGTAATTCAAAAGTTGCTTGAAAAAATTAAGTTACCTAGAGTTATTGAAGAATCAAAAGTTCAAAACAAATATAAATTAATTGATGATTTAGTTTATTTTAATCACGTTACCAATATATCCGAAAGGGTTGATTTAAAAAAACAATTAATTAAAAATTTACAAGGAAAGTCAAAAGTTACCGAAAATCATATAAATCTTCCAATAAGTAGTATGGTTAAGATTGCCAATCAAACAATCAACAGCTATATCGATGGGTTAGACGAGGAGTCAAAAAAAGAGTTTTTCGAAATTATTAAAGAAGATAGTTCTATTTTGGAAAACAAGTTTGTATCCCTCAAAGAAATGGCTTTGGCAAAATTGGTCCCATTGGCAGAATCTCAAGATGATGACGATACAAGAACCAAAATTGAAGAGACAATTAAAAAAATTGAAGATGATTCTTTCAGTCAACTTAACTTCTTGAAGTTAAAGAAACTACACGAATCTCTTTAAGAATTTTTAATCTTTTGGGTGTAAATTGCTTTTAAAGTCTGTTTTCTTTTTACTACAGATTTCTTTACGTATTCTTTTTTATCAAACAACTTTTGTTGTTGTTTAGTCTTAATAACTTTTGACTTAAGCAATTTTAACGCTCTTTCAATACTATCGTTTCCTTTTATTTCAATAATTAACATATATTACAAATATTGCGATTTATCCAAAACTTTGACTAACAAGTTATAATATCTTATGTTTATAAAAAATAAACTAAGTAATATGAAAACTGAATGAAAAAAGGGAAAAGTGTGAAGATGAATGTATCAACATCATTTAAATCTATGTACGGTACTGTAGATTCTAAAAATTTAAAGTCATTATACATAAACATACAATCATGGGTTTCACCCAAAACAGAGTTGGAGAATTGGAATAGGGTTGTTTGTAATTTGAGTAGGGAATTGAAACATACAGTATTTGACTCTATAGACACATCGGTTTTTATAAAAAATACTATTGTTGATTTGGACCTAAGAACTAGCGGGATATGTCAAGGGAAAAAGTCCTTTTTTAATTTAGAAATTAATCTTTTTTTAGACAAACAATTGGATTTCAAATCGATAGAATTAAAAGATTCTATCAAGAAAATTGTCAGAAATATCCAAAGAACCAACATATCAAATAATAACTATTTCGATTTTTCATTAACTAAAAAGTAAAAAACATAAACTATTGGTTATTTGAAATATTTATTTTAAAAATAGTTGATGGAAAAAAAATTAAGAATCCTTGAGGCTCATGAAGTCGGTCACGGAATTTTGATAGAAATGGATGCGGGATTTGTTTCTCCTGTTGCAGGTGAAAATTTAAAATTTATAAAAGAAGGTAAACAATTTGATTATAAAAACCCTTTCGAATTCTATGCTGTATTACAAAAATACGATACTCCAAATAGGAATGGTAGAACTTATTCTGAAAAAATTTTAAAAAGAGAATCGGAAAAATATAAAGTTTTAATTGAAAAAGGTTTAGCAACTTCGGAGTTAAATCATCCAGAATCTTCTTTAATTGATTTAGATAGAGTGTCTCACGCTATAACTGATATATGGTGGGATAAAAATATTTTGATGGGAAAAATAAAATTGTTGACTTCACCAGGTTTTCATGAAAGTGGTATTGTTACAACAAAAGGTGATATTGCAGCAAATCTATTAAGACAGGGAGTGACTTTAGGAATTTCATCAAGAGGGGTAGGTTCTTTAAAGAAAATAGGGGATAGGAACGAAGTTCAAGATGATTTTGAATTAATTTGTTTTGACTTAGTTTCTTCACCATCAACACCCGGAGCATATCTTTTTGACGATATGAATGAAAGGGATAAGTATGATGAAAATTTAGAAGAAGAAAAAAAAATAAGACTTAGTTCAGAACCAAAAATGAGTCAATCTATTGATTTAATGAAAAAATTAACCGATTATTTATCAAAATAATCAAGATGGATGAGAAGTATTTTGTTGCGAAAGTAACTTATGATTTACCTGATGATAACACAGGTAAAATTAAAAAAATCAGAGAAGAAAAACTTGTTAAAGGGTATTCTGTAACAGATGTTGAGGCAAAAGTTACAAAAAAATACGAAAGTTTTTCTTACGATTGGAGAATAACTTCAGTATCTGAAAGTAAGATAGACGAAGTTATCGAAGATTAAAAAATATAAAGTGGTCAAAACTGACCACTTTTTTTATGCCCTTTATTAAATAATTTACCACAAATCAATTCTCAATACGAACTTTTTTCAAAAAAGGAACTATTTATTGAGTAAACAAAAAATAATTATGCAAGAAAATAAGAATCTTGTTGAAGAGGCACTTATTCAAATGAGAAATGTTGAAGAAGCTATCGCCGAAAATGCAAAAGGAATACTTGCTTCTACTATGAAGGAAGAAATCAGCCAATTAGTAAAAGAATCTCTTTCTGAACAAGAAGAGTTGGATTTAGATGCAGATGTCAATACGATGACTGCTGATGACAATGATGATGATACAGATATATCTTTAGATGCTAACTTCTCTGACGATGACTCAGATGAGATGGAAGTAGATATGGATATGAATGTTGATTCTGATAATCCAATGGATTTACGTGACGCATCCGACGAGTTTATTTTGAAAGTATTTAAGTCTATGGGTGAAGATGATGGTATCATCGTAAAAAAAGACGGTGACGACATTCATTTAACTGACAACAATACAGACTCAGAATATCTTGTTAAAAACTTAGGTGAATCTGAAGAAGAAAATTATGAAAATATGGAATACAACGAACAAGAAGACGAAGATGTTCAAGACGTAATAGACGCTATTTTCTCAGACAGTTCTGACGTTTCTGATGATTCAGATTCAGATACTATGATGGATGACGAAGAAGAAGTTGTTTATGAAATTGAATTTACTGAAGACGATGATTCTGATGATGAAATCGAAGAGTCTGAAGAAATGGACGAATCTGATGACATGGAAGAGTCTGAAGAAATGGACGAATCTGATGATATGGAAGAGTCTGAAGAAATGGACGAAGAAGATTTACATATGGACGAATCTTATAACCATAAGAAGTCAAAGAAAGTAGAAACAAAAGAAAGTAAATTGTCCGTTAAGCCTAAAGGTGTTGGAATGGGTAAAGCTAAATTCTCATATAAGAAATCATCAGGTGGTTTCAGCGAGGACAAAAAAGAAGGTCCTAAAACTATGGGAACAGGTAAAGCCAAATTCGAATACAAGAAAGGTGAAAACATGGAAGGTACAATGAAACCTTTAAAAAAGAAAGTAGAAACTAAAGAGGCCGCACGTACTTACGCTTTCGGTTCTAAGGACAAATCAAGAGGACTTAGAAAAGGAATTACGCCTAATAGGAATTTAACTTTCGAGTCATTGGAATCAGAAGTTAGTTCTTTGAGAGAGAAGAATGAAGAGTACAGAAAAGCATTAAATGTATTTAGAGAGAAACTTAACGAAGTTGCTATTTTTAACTCTAACTTGGCATATGCAACAAGACTTTTCACTGAACACTCAACAACTAAAAAAGAAAAGATAAACATTCTTAGAAGATTCGACGATGTTGATTCACTTAAAGAGTCTAAAGGACTTTACAAAGTAGTCAAAGAAGAATTAACTAAGACTGATACAAAATCACTAAATGAATCTGTTGGTAACAAACTGACAAAATCAGTACAATCAGGTTCATCGACTACTCTAATCGAAAGTAAAACTTACGAAAATCCTCAATTTATGAGAATTAAAGATTTGATTACTAAGATAGGGTAAAAAAAATAAATAAACAAGAAAAAATAAATTTCACAACATGGGAGCTTTATTAGAATCAGGTCTTGTTGGTAACATCGGTCTTAAGCACCTTAAAGTTATCAAAGAAGACACAATCAACAAATGGAATGGCTTAGGTTTCTTAGAGGGACTTAAAGGTCATATGAAAGAGAACGTTGCTCAACTTTATGAGAACCAAGCGTCTCACTTAATCAACGAAGCATCAACAACTGCTGACTCAGGTGCTTTCGAAACTGTCGTATTTCCAATCATCAGAAGAGTTTTCTCTAAGTTATTGGCTAACGACATCGTATCAGTACAAGCAATGAACTTACCAATCGGTAAATTGTTCTATTTTGTACCTAACATTCAAAATTACGAAACTGGTGGTGGTCAAAATGACAGCACTGGTACTCACTATTCACCATACGGTGCACCAAATGGTCCAGCATCTCCAAATGCGGGATACAACTATAACGATGGTAGAGACCTTTATGATAGATTTTATGAAGGTAACGAACCAGCATTAGACCCACCAGGTTTGTTTGACTACTCAAAAGGTCAGTTTTCAGCGATAACTGCTACTGTCGTAACTGCGGCTTGGAACTCAACAACATTAAACTTGGACCCAGCAGCTTACGCAACAGATGCGTATAGAAAAGTTCTTCTTATCATGTCAGGTTTCGCATCTGATGGTGCTGGTAAATTAATCGGCCCTGATGGTAACCCAATCGACAATGAATCATTCTTGTCTGACTTGACTATCAAAGGAGCTGCCGGTAACGCAACAACTTCTGCGAATACTAGTAACCCTTATCTTTTCAGAGTTGTAACTCAAAGATATGGTAAAGGAATCGTTCAGTATGGTAATACTAACCAAACATTAGAATTCCCTGCCTCTAAGACAGGTGGTGGTCAATTCGACAATATTTGTGATGCAAATGGTGACATCTATTTGGAAGTTGACCTTCAAGTACCTTGTACTGTGGGACAAAATTCTCTTGATGGTTATTCAGGTTCTACTTTCAGTTCAACTACTGCAAACAGCCAAGCATTCACAGGAACTTATAGAATCTATAAGAATCTTGAATTTGAAGATAAAATCGGTGAGGTATCTTTCGACCTTCAATCAGTAACAGTTTCTGTAACTGAAAGAAAATTAAGAGCACAATGGTCTCCAGAAATGGCACAAGACGTTGCTGCTTTCCACAACATCGACGCTGAAGCTGAATTGACAGCTTTATTGTCTGAACAAGTTGCAGCTGAAATCGACAGAGAAATCTTGAGAGACCTTAGAAAAGGTGCAGCATGGAACTTAAGATGGGATTACAACGGTTGGAAGAGACTTGGAACTAACGCAGTTCCATACACTCAGAAAGACTGGAACCAAACTCTTATCACTGCAATCAACCAAATTTCAGCTCAAATCCATAAGTCTACTCTTAGAGGTGGTGCTAACTGGATTGTTGTATCTTCTGAAATCAGTGCAATTTTTGATGACTTGGAGTATTTCCACGTTTCAAATGCGGCTCCTGAGCAAGACCAATACAACATGGGTATCGAAAGAATCGGTACACTTGCAGGTAGATATCAAGTCTACAGAGACCCTTACTTCCCAGCTAACCAAGTTCTTCTTGGTCACAAAGGAACGTCTCTACTTGACACTGGTTACATTTACGCACCGTATGTACCTTTACAACTTACTCCAACAATGTACAATCCGTTCAACTTCACACCAATCAAAGGTATCATGACTAGATACGCTAAGAAAATGGTGAACAACAGATTCTATGGTAGAATCACAGTTGACGGTGTAAGAACATTTGATTTGAGAGAGTTGAGATAGTATGGTCTGAACCAAAATACCAAAAGGGTCCTTCGGGACCCTTTTTTTATTTTATTAAGTATTTATAATAAAGTTTTTGATATGATTAAGCAAACATGGGTTGTTAGTGATGATGAAAAAAATAGGATTTTAAACCTTCATGAAAGTGCCACTAAGAAACAATATTTAGGAGAGCAAACAAAAGTAATAACTTCAACAGATACTACAACTGAAAATAAGTCTTACCCTAAAACTCCTCTTGGGAATAAATTTGAATATGGTAAATATGAATCAGATAATGTAAAAAATACTATATTGTCTTTGAAACAAAGTATTGAAGATTTTATTAAAAATTCAGATTCATCTAAATTTGTAATTAATATAAATGCCGGAGAGTCTCAAGTAACTAACCCCTCAGGTTTTGAAAAAAAAGGTAGCTTAGCTTTAGCTAGAGCTAATAGTGTTAAAAAATATTTTGAGGAAATATTTCCTGATTTAATAAAAAAAGGTATTTTGGTTATAAATTCACCTAAGGATGTTTCTAGTGTATCAATTGGAAAAACCCCTTATGGTGGTAAAGGAAGTGGAGATTTTTCAAATCTTGAGAAAAAGAAAAAATATGAATCCGAACAATTTGTTGATTTTAATATAACCGGAGAAGGAACAAAAACGGTTACTACAATAAATAGTAAATTTTTATGTGATACAAAATCATTACAAAATGAGGGCGGGTTTTTGAGTGCAGATGCTAACTTTACTCAAATAGTTCCTTGGAAATTAAATAGAGGTGAGGGTGATATTTTTATTTCTTTTGATACTTTTACTATGCCCGATATTATATATTTTGAATATAATGGAAAAGTTTTTGGAGACACTTCATTTAGAGGTGGAGTCAGTGATGCTTATAGAATTTTTGTTGGTACTGCTTTAAGGTCTAAGTTTGGAATAAACTCTTTACCCGCACAGATGGGGAATAATAAAGTATCTTCGTTGAGACCAAATGACCAAAGACTTATTCAGTCCTTGGATGAAATGAAAAAATGGGGACTAGAAGAAAGCTTTAAGAATACTTTTGGTTCTGAATCATCTTTATCTAACCCTTTCTGGATGAATTTTTTTAAAGATTTTGATAAAACGGGAAATAAAAGAAAATTAATTTCTAATTTAGGTGGCAATTTTCCATGGGGAATTTTGGATTCTCCAATTAAACAATCTGTGGTAACAAATATCGGACCTATTAAAAAAGTTGACGGTATTGATGAAATCAAAGTAATAAATGTTGCGCCTGTAGGAACTACTAAGTGGCAAGTTAGTCTTAATTGTAAACCCTCGGTATAAAATTGGAAATTTTTCTTTGATTTCTTCTTCGTAAAAATCTACGTAATTTTTTGTTACAAAATTATAAATTCTTAATTGTGTTATTTTTATAGTATCATTTTCTCTATACCAAGATATAAATGTGACGTGAATCCCAACAATAGAGTCTACATATTTTAGTATTGGCATGTCCTTATCTTTTTTCTGACCAAAAGAGCACATAAAGGTAAAAAGGAAAATTGCCAAAAAAGTATTTTTCATTTTTAATAGTTTACTCACAAAAGTAACACAAAAAATCTTTTAAACAAAAATTTTTTTAGTATAATTATTGATAGATTTTAGTTTATCAGTCCCCAGTCCAACAGGCTGTTGTACTATTCACGGATAGGAAGGTATTGGTAACGTAGTCATTAACTATTATAAAATTTAAAAAATGAATTACGCAACACAAGTGGGCAATCCGACTGCGCACATCACAAAGAAAAAGTCACGTTTAAAGGTTTATAACGGCCACATTGTCTTCCTTAATGATAAAGACAATTTTGAATTTGAAATTCATAATCCAAAACAAAGTTCCGTACTTGCTAAAATTAAAATTAATGGTGAATACATTTCCACATCAGGAGTTGTATTGAAACCAGGCCAGAGAGTGTTTTTAGAACGATTCCTTGACACTAATAGTAAATTTGAGTTCAGTACCTATGAAGTTGAAAATACCCCCCAAAATAGGTCTGCAATTGAGTTAAACGGAATGATAACGATTGAGTTCTATGATGAACATATACCTCAACATATTAACTACATAACAGGGACAAGTTGGTATGGTACTTTGAACAAGTCAAACACTAATTCACCGACATACAATTCAGTATACTACTCTAATACAAATGGAATAACGTTAACAACGTTAACCAATACTTCAAATACTTCAACAGTTAATTTGGAAACTGGTAGGGTTGAAAAAGGTGACAAATCTACTCAGGACATAACTAATACATATGGAAATTTCAACTATTACACTCTTCATCGTGTTGAGTATAAAATACTTCCTAAATCTTCTAAACCCGTTGAGGTTCAGGAAATAAGAAATTATTGTACTGAGTGTGGTGCGAAAGTCAAAACTAATTACAAGTTCTGTCCTTCTTGTGGTAATAAAATCTAAGAAAAAAGGGTCCCGTGAGACCCTTTTTTTATTGAACAATACTTAGTTTTGTATCCAAAATATAAACAACGTAATAATGTTAATTCCTGTCTTTTAGGTTCAAAAAAATCATCATGAACGGGTTTATGTCCGTCAAATATTAACTTGGTGTTCTCACTCTCCAATTGGATTATTCTCGACATTATCTGTGTCCTGTCTTGTTGTGTCATCATAAGAATATATTTCTTTATTAAGTATTCTCAAACATTTAGAAATTATCTCAGATTCGGTCAAACTGAAAACATTTTTTGAATGAGCCATTACAAGAGCTTGTGACAAAATGAATATACTATTGTTTAACTCCAAATTATCAATAATCTGTTCTACGGATTCTTCTGAATAATACGCCATAGTCTCAAATAAGAACCCTAAAGGTTGTTTGCTTTCCATATATTTATATTATATGAATAAAAAACGTATTAGTGAAGCAACTGGCTCATCTAATTCTGGAAAATTCAAGGTTCCGATAGTTTTGGCACCCGAATTATGGGAAAAAGACCAACTAGCACCTTTCACAAATCCAGTTTCTAACTATTTAAATGCTGAGTTGGCTTATGAAGAAATGGATGGTGATTTTAAGGAAACACCTGAAGAGAGAAAAAGAATAGAAAATAAAACAAAAAAATTATCTAAATTGGACCAATATTTAAAACAATTTTATACAGGACAAAATGATGAGGACGGTGGAAACATTGCCGATATCGAGTCACCCAAAGAAATAATTGACAAAGTAGTTGGGTCAATTAAAGAAGAGAAGTCATTTTTAAAAGAAGATTTAGCTGTTTGGTTTGGAACCAAGAAAAAACCTAAAGGTAGTAAACAACCTTCGGGCCCTTGGGTTAACATATGTAGGAAAAAAGAAGGTGGTGGTCACCCTCCATGTGGTAGGTCAGAGGCAAAAGATTCTGCGTATCCAAAATGTAGAGCAAGAAGCGTCGCTTCAAAAATGACCGATTCTCAAAAAAAATCAGCATGTTCTCAAAAAAGAAGAGAAGAAAAATCACATTCTAAATCAGGAACAGGGAACAAACCAAAAATGGTTTCTTATAAGCCGAGAAAAACAGAATCAATAGATAATTTAATTAGAAGAGTAATTAAAGAACATCTATCTGATAGAATCTAAAATATTTTTTAGAGAATTTTGAATATTACTTCTAAATTCTACTTCTAAAGATATCCTAATAGAATCCAACTTTTTGTCGAAATTAGATAAAATTTCTTCATAGGAATTACTATCCTCTATTACTAAAGTGTAACTGTAGATATGGTTGATTATATTAATAACCCTATTATCAATCATGACGAACATACCCAGTTCATCATTTTTAATAAATCTTTTTTGTGACAAAGGAGCTAAAGTTAAAACAGAACTTTCTCTATCAATCAACTCTTTTGTTATTTCAATACAAAATTTTTCTTCCTCTGCTATTGGGGGTTTGGGGTCAAATCTATCCTGTAAATAAAGATAAACTTTAAACATTAATCTAGGTATGTATCCAACAACATTAACTTTCATGTTGCAAATATAATAATTTATATCATATTAACAATACGAACCAGAACAATGTTTTTTACCGTCTAATCCCGCAATATCTCCTTTACAAACTTGTACTGCAAATCCATTAGCATAAGCCGAAGGGTAAACTTTAAATTTTGCCTTTGCTGCCGCCTTTCCTCTTGCACATAGTTTTGTACCTGTTTTTTTTCTACCTTCATTAATATCTTCGTAGTCTAAATAATCAGATTCTTTTGACATTTGATTTTTGAAAAAATCAAATACTTGGTCCATATTAGTTTTTGCCTCTGATATATGGTCATCGGCCCAATCGTGACCATCCTGAATTATTTTGTCAATCATATCAGGGTCCATTTCCAACATCATTTCACATTGTCTTTTTATTTGTTCCAAGTTACTAAAAAACATGTAATTGCTTTGTTCTTGTTCATTTAGAACTTTTTTGACTAATCTATTTAAATCAGATTCTGTTAGTTTTACTATCTTTTTCATATTTGATTCTTTAACTAATTTATATTCTTTATTTTGTTTATCTTTCAGTTGTATTGAAGGAAGACCAACTTTTTTTGTGATTATTTCAACCGCATCTTGAGGAATTGTTTTTGTTTCTTTTTTCCAAAGTTTTCCTGCAGTAATTTCCCAAGTTTTGTCTAAAGGAGTTAGTTTTTCAACATTAACATTTATCCAACCAAACGTGGGGTCTTTTATTGATAACCTATACTTATGTCCATTTAGCAAAACTTTTCCATCCAATACTGTTGCATCAAGTTTTTGTTCTTGGATTTTTCTTTTTATCATTTTTTATTAACTATTTGGAATGTTAATTGTTTCTTATAAGTATCAACTTCACCACTAATATTTACCTTGATATCTACGTAATATTCATTTGGTATCTTATCTCTAGTATCAAAAATAAAGTAGTACTCATTTGGTGTTCTATTTATTTTAGTCCAATCTTGAACTTGAACTTCCGTATTACCCTCTCTAACATATACCCTGTAGAAAGCATCTATGTTTTGTAACAATTGTTGAGTTGTGTATGCCTTTTTGATTGTTACACCAACTTTCCTAATATCTGTGTTAAGAATTTTTTCATTTTGAAGGATACCATAAAAATCGAAACCAAATTTCTCAGGTTCTCTTGTTAATGAACCTATTTGTATTTTACTAGAATAATTTTTAAGTATAAATTGATTGGTAACATTAGGTATAGATTGTCCGTTTATTGTTAATCCTGACCAAATATCAAAAAATTCACATGGAGATGTGTACGCACTAAATCCGTTTGGAACTACTACCTCATAAACTCCTTTTGTTCTTAAACAAGTACTCAGAGAGCTCATACTTGGAACTACACTACCTGCTCTATCTTCAATTCTAACATATGGTGTAGAATCTAAATTTACAGGTACTCCATTTTCAAATACATAGAGGTATAATTTATTTACCTGATTTTTAACAAAATTATTTCTATCATCTAAAATCAAGTCATTGTAACCTGTGGACAAAAACGGTTGATAAAAAGTTTGTGTGTGACGAGTAAAAAATCCGACAGAATACGAATCAGTTAGTCCTGTAACGTTTTCCATGTCTGGTTTATATGCAACCCCCCATCCTGTTACACCTGTTATTGTTCCGAATATGATACCATTGATTTCATTAGTCATATCAAAATTGATATCTTCATTGCCAAATTGGAAATGTTGTGTGTCGACAATAGTTAGTGCAGAATAATTAACCACCCCTTGATTCTTATTGTTATATATACCATTTTCTGACCAACCAGATAAGTTTGTATTTTTATACCAGTTTGATGGTCTTGTTGAATATGACCTATCGTCTACGTATGTAATGGGATATAACCCACCATTAATACCGTTTTGATTGTTATTTGTTTCTGTAAAATCATATCCAACACCTTCATCCCATAATTGTGGTAAACCCGTGCTTCCTGATATTTTTGGTATTCTGAATAAAATTAAATCAAAAGAAGATGCTCTTCTTCTACCATCAGACATATCAGTATTTAAAAGCTCTTGTTCAAATGATGAAGTGTTCGTCATCTGAAGTGTGTGAGTCATAGCTGAGGTACATCCTGTGGAGATATCACCCAATTCTATTTTTTCTCTTAATAAATCCAAATCTAAATCAAAGATAAATCTGGTGTATTCATAGTTTGGAACTACCCAATCCGAAGAACCAAAATTTAATTGGGTAACAGGGTTTCTACCTGTATTCGCATAGGAGTTGGAAATGATTGTGTTATTTTTGTTAATATATGACCTTAATAGTGACATTATCTTTTAACATAAATATCAATTCAATCGTATATTCTCATTCAATATTTTGTTTGCAGCATTTTGGAGTTCTGTCAGTATCTGTGTTGAGGTTGACCCATCATATCCCACAGGTAGTGGGGGGAGTCCAGGAAAGGAGTGTGTGTGAGTTATTAGGTATCTAACAATAAGATTTATTAACTCCATCAGTTCTTCTCCTCTAACCAAACTTGATGTTTTTGGTAATATTTCTGTGACATATTTTGCATCTGAAATACCATACGCAGTGTCACTGAAGTTAATTGGTTCCAAACCAAATTTGTTTGATTGTTGGGAAAGTAAAAATAATTTATCCCCACCTAAGCTGGCATAGGTTACAGGATTGCTGTTGTATTCATATACGTTTCCCTTTGTTTTTTTAATAGAAGTTGGAACACCTACTTTGTTTTCTGTGTATATTAACCCATATCCTGCATTAGTTGCGGTATTATTTAATTTAATTTCACCATAAATCGCAGAAGCGTTTTTCTGTGAAAGGGTACCTGAATTTGAGGTTAAAGTAATAACTTCATAAAATGAAGGTGAGGGTCTATAAAAAATTGGGAATTTTTGTGCTGATGTGAATATCTGTATTCCGTTAATAACATTTTTCGTATTAATTTTATTGATAGTCCCGTTAATGAAGTTGATTGTATCCTTCATCGGAAGAGCCGTAAATTCCTCAATAAGGATTAGCGATTTTAAATCGTCTATACTTGAATCTACCTTTAAATTTTTAGAATTTACTCTTGTATCTGCTTTTAATTTATAAAGATATACATATCCACTAAATCTATCCTCAGCATTTTCAGGGTTTATTATTACGTATTCTATTAGATAATTTGATAATACAACGCTTTCAAATATTTCAGAAAATATTTTTTGAGCTTTCAATACTCTGCTACCATCAAATTTTGTCAGTTGTAAAAAGGCTCCTTTGTTATTTACGATTGGAGGTGTATTTGGTTGGAAGTCACCTTTTATTTTATTAGCCCTAATTAAAATACCGTTTTCTTTAACAATAACATCAGCATTACCCCTACCCAAAATTGCATTATCACCTGGTTCAGGAAAAACACCTTTTGATGCGCTATTTGGATATGTACCATCTTGATTTTTAACTGGTATCGGGTCAGTGTATTGTACCCCAATACCTGTAAATTTTTGAGAACCAACATAGTATTCAAATGGAGCCCTGTTAGGGCTGGAAAACATGGCTTGAATATAGAACTGATTTCTATACTTAAACTCATTGTTATAATATAAAATATTTATTAACTCCTCTACTTTTGGAACTTGATAAATAAAAAAAGGTAGAAGTGGGTTAAAAATGAATGGGTCTCTAGCTGTCCACGCATCTTTTTCCTCGTTGAAGGGTGGATTTCTAATACTTTTTACAACGTCGGCGTAGTTTTCACCAACTAAAGTTGCTCTTACCCTTCCTAACATTAGGGGGTCTTGGTTATCAATAACCACGCACTGATATAAAAGTTGGTTACTCATTATTTCTTGATTGGTATTCTTTTAACATGGAATTATATAGCTCCTCTAACTTATCTAAATAATACGACATGCTTATTAAATTTGATTTAGTCGTTTCAAAATCTTCGGTTACAACATCCATATATTCTATTAATTTAGAATTTGGAATATTTTTTATATTTTTTTGTTCCAATAATATACTATCAAATTGTTCTTTAGTCATATTAAATCTTTTTACCAACTGTTGATATTAGTCCGAAAGGTGGAGGTAATTTAACTGCGGTTTCTACTTTACCATTTTGCGATTCCTCATTATCCATACCTGTAATAACTGATTTTGTAAACATATTCATCATATTTGTACTTCCCCCTGGTAAAGGACCGGTAGGTATCCCCAATTTTTGTAATTCTTCAAGTACATTTAAGGTCGCTCTTTCAGGTGAAAACCCTGGTAAAAGAAATGCCAACAAATTTAAGAATGCAGGTATTCTAAAAACCGAATTACCTCTGTATGAACTTATTAGATTTAATAACAAACTTATCTCATCTAATAATGATTTACATTTTCTATAATCACCAACAAATCTAGCCACTACATACCCTAATTGGACTAATTTTAAAATTATTGCATATTGTTTAGCTGTTTGGGTTCTTTGAATATCTCTAATTATTACTGTTAATAAATTAAAAATTTCTCTTTTTAATAATTCAAATAGAGTTTGTATAAAAATTGCACCGACTCTGGTAACAAAAGATATCATGAAACTTTTATATTTTTTAACAAAATCAACAGCATCAGAAACTATATTATTTACTTGTTGACCAAATGTTGTTCCTGATTGAAGGAAGGTATTTGCAGAACTTATTATAGTATTAGCCGATGATGTTAATTTGTCTAATTGGTTCACCGCACCTCTTTGTACTTCATTTAACATTACAAAAAGAGGTAATAAAGCCTTAGGACTTAAAACCGCCGAAGCCAATGCTATTGGCAAATTTTTAATAAAATCTTTATTTATAGAAACTTCTAACGAGGCACTATTAGGAACTAGTAGTTTCCATTTTGCAAATATGGATTCAACAATAGCATCCATTGAATTAACTAATTCATCGTTAGTTTTTCCAGAGGTCTGTGTCGCAAAATTAGCAATTTCGTTAGCAATACCATCGGCGTCTATAGGTAATTTTACATTATCACAATTTTCAAATACCGCAACACCTTGTTGTATGTTTGATATTCTTATGTCAATATTTCTTAAATCTACTTCATTAAATTCAAAAAAACTATCGTCTACACCGTCAAGTTCTCCTAGTTTAGAAATACCACTTACATCTATTTCTCGTCTTTCATCAAAGCATAAACCTAAAATTCTTTGGAGTAACAAAGCAAATTTGCTTTGTGTATCTAACTCACCAACACCTATTTTTCCTTTGATTGATACAAAACCAATCATATAGTTTATGACTACCGCCATTACTTGAGAAAAGTCAACTAATTTTATCGTTGAATAATAATCCGTTATAAACTGACCAACTTGATTTATCGAATATCCTGTTGCATCATTGGAGGTTTCTCTGTCTAATAGAAACAATCTAAAATAACTCCCCGTAACATCATATGAATTGGACTCAGTATAATTTAAATCAAATAAATTTTTACCGGATTTTCCAAAATAATATTTACCATAAAAATCGTTATATGTTTCATTTGGTGATAAACTTAAATTTCTCAACATTCTATTTACAGGAAACTTAACCTTACCTCCATATGGTACATATTCATCACTTGTAGATGGTACTTCATTCTCATAAAAAAGCTTACCTAAAACACTTGTAGTTTCTAATTTTAACATCCCTGTTAAATCAATACTTTCTAATGGCACATAATTACCCACAGTTTTAGGTAATAAATTTAAAGATGCAATCTGTTGGTTTTTTGTTGAAACTGAATTATAGGTTTGCTCTTGTGAGCAACCCAATGCCTTTATAACTTCTTGAGTTAGGATTTCATTTATTTTTGGCTCTATTGTTACTAACGTCTGTAACAATAATTTTCTAAGAAATTTGAAGGTTTCAGGACCGCTGCCCTTTGTGGTTGTTAGTAAATCAACCATTCTATCTAGAGAATTTGGAGCTTCTCTTTGATACCTTTTTTGCTGTTCACTTATTTTATTTAATTGAGAGGAAAGGTTATCACCAACTTTACTAAAAGAATTTCCGCCTTTTTTTAAAATTTGTTTTTCCGCGTTAGAAGTTTCGTTGTAATCCTTCAACGCTTTTATCGAACTCTCGATTTTCTGTTGTTGTTGATTTAAATCTAAACCCATATAAATTAAATTTTATACGACTTCTCATCATTTGAAACATCTTTTTCGATAAGGTTTTGTATTAAATCATCATCCAAATCCGCCATTGAAAATGATTCAGTTGAATTATTTGATTTCTCCCATATGGAAGATTGTAGTTTTGACAAACTTATTTTTTTCTCTACACAGTCATTTACTATTTTTTGTTGTTTTTCTATGACAGGACCTATTGTTTGCATATCTTCAGGGTCTTTCATCATAGTCAACATTTTATTCTGTATTCTAATGGCAGTGTTCCTTTGTTCGACAAGCTCGTTATAAATCTCTTGCATTAAAGCAAGGATACTTTCTTTTGAAAAATTTATTTCTTTTCTTTGTGGTCTTGGCATAATAATAAATAGTTTTTAATAGTTTTTTAATTTAGTTTGGGTAAAAACGTACAATTTTTTAAATTTTTTAATAGAAGTTCGAATTTCTTTTGTTGATAAATTCGTCATTTCTCTTAAAGAAAGTAAAATAATGTTCTTATTAAATTTATTATTATCGGTACTTGAAAAAATAGTTTCGTAGTTATCAAACAGGTCCACTAACGCAAACCCTAATCTTTTTTCGTTATCATTTAAATTCTCTTTGTCTATGAAATCTTTAAGTTCCTTAGTGTAAACTGAAATAACGACATCCATTCCCAAGGTATAGTCATCTATAGTATAAACCATATCAGGTCTTTGCTCCAAAGCTGAAGAAACGTCTTCATAGGATATTTTCCTATTAGTTTCCTTTTGGTCTTTAATTATTTGACCCATTAGATAATTCTTGCAAATTGTTCCAAAGTAAGAATACGCCTTTTTGTTTTTAGATGGTTTAAATTTATCCACCTTGGTCATTAAAAATGAATGGGTATCCGCATGAATTTCTTCAAAATTCATGTCTTTCCTATATAATTTGTATCTCCTTATGATAGATGAAATCATTTTGTCCAAAGGACCCTTCAAAAATTGATTATATATTTTGTTTTTTTCTTCAGATGTTGTTGCAATTAAAAAACTTCTAACTGCATCTTCTTCTCTAATATCAAAATAATTTTCTTTTTGAGCTTTTCTTCCTCTTTTCTTTGATGATACATCCTCTGTGATAGATGACAGAATTATTGACATTAATTAGTTTGTGGTTCGTATTTTATGTTTCTGTCATCCACAAAGAAATACTCTTTCTTTGCTGTTTGAATCCAAAACTTAACCTCATCTTCTAACATTTTTTCACTTGAGTTTTTATAGTTCCAAAATATAGAACCTTCTCTCAAATTAAGATGTTTATATCCTAATTTTGGTATTGTCATAATTGACACTGAATTATATGTTAGTCTCAAAAGAAATTCATAAACAAATGTTAATTTTATAGATGGTTTAAACCCACCAAAATCTTCTATTACTTGTTTTTTATATACCGCCCCGGCAGTTTGAAAGTTTTGATATGTGTGTAAAGTTTCATTCGTAAGATGCCCCATTTCTTGACTGAAATTAGCTGCAAAAGTTGCTTCATTTGTGAATCCGGCAAACCCTCCCTTTTCGTCAACGTCAACAACGACAGGTAAAAAAACTTGAACGTTTGGAAATGACTTTATGTATTTTTTTACATTCCTAAACCATATAGACGAATATTCATCATCAAACTCAAAAAAAGAAATCCATTCTCCTGTCGATGATTTGACACCCTCACTTACTTGGTCTCCATAGTTAGGAGTTTTATTGTAAGGAACTTTTTTTACTTCCAATTCTCCAAAATCAAACGTGTCCAAAAATGAAGTTAATTGTTCTTCCATCGTATGTACAATAACCAATTCTTTTGGTTTTACATCATTGTTTTTTATTGATTCTATAGCCTTTTTAAAGAAATCTTCAAAGTCTTTAACAACGGAAGATTTTATAGGTAAAATTATTGATAGCGATAAATTATCCATATTATTCGTCAATTTTTGATATTTGAGACTCGAAAGCATCAAGTCGTATGTTTATATATTTACTAAATAATTCAACAGCTTCTGAATTAAACTTCTCATGATTTTTATATTCATCGGCAGTTGATTTCATTGCGTCGTATATTTCGGGCTTAATATTGTCCTCAAGCCAATTGTGTGCAAAATCGGCAATAAAATCAGACATTAAAACCAAATCATCAACCCACATACCATTATCTTCTTTAATCCACACAGGAGGTAAATCAGGAAGTAATCCAATCACAGGAACACCTGAAGCCATGGATTCTAATGGGAATGTACCAAAACCACTCTCTCTATCCACCCAAACACTGAGAAAACATTCTTTTAAAGAATTGGCAAATTCTTTTTCAGACATTCCTCTCATGTCTTTAAATGTAAACCACCTATATTGTGGGAACTTAAGATAAAAAGTTTTAATAATATTAATAGTATCTGATTGTTCTCTTGAATGAACCGCAATGATTGGCATTCTTGGCATTCCATTATCAGAAAACATTTTACTTATTACTGGTTCTAGTACGTCAACACTAACACCTCTCATTATCGGTTCAATGTACTCTTTTTGCTTAACTCCTGTGGTAATGCTTTTTAGAAATCCAAATTGGTTCCATGTTTGCCCAGGTTGGAGGGTCTCCAACATATACTTGTAAGATTGTGTAATTACGATTTTGGCGCAAGGCATGTCTTTGATTTGGTCCATAACATATCCAAAAATTTCTGGTAAGATGATAAAATCCTCTGGTGAAATTTCTAAATTTTGTTGTTCCAAAGATTTGTGTGGGAGTTCTTTCATATACTCTTCACCAAGCCATTTATCAACACCATAGTAATCATTTTTTTCGTGTAGAATTATGGGGTTGAGTCCTTCTTTTTTAAGAGCCATTGCAATTTGATATATATATCTTATAGACCCTTTAGCATTTCCTTTAGTATCTTGTACCATAAAGTACAACCTACATTTTTTGTTTTTTAGGTTATCTATAGATATTAAAACTTTTTCTTTGAGATTTGTTTCCATATTAATAGTGATTGATTAATTTTTTATTTAAGAGTGAGTTGAATGCAATTTTGAAAGGTACTGATGTTGAATTAGAAGAGTTTTTTAAGCCTAGCTTGTCGTCTATTTCCGTATCTTCGGAAAGTATAACATCTAACAATAGTTTTACCAATTCATATTTAATTACATTTATTTTCATTTCAACCTGTCCGTTTTCTACGGATGGTTCAGTTGCTCCCATGTCCAAATATTTTTCAATTTCATCCAAATCAATAAAGTAATTTTCGTTTAAAACTTTAAGCATAAATTTCAGTGATTTTTTGTTTTAGTTCTTTAATATTATCTATTTCATATTCTACTTTAATATCTGAATTGTAAGTAGTGTTATACTTTATAATAGTCTTATCTGTCGGTTTATTCAATAGTAAATCAGGATTTGCCGTAAGTAAAACATCAATACTATCCCACATTTGATTTTTAGTTTGTTCGGAATAAAATTTTATGTTTTCTACTAAACATCCAAATTTGGATAAGAAAAATAAAGATGCTGGCTTTGATTTACCTATCTCATCGGATACTACGATAATATCGTGACTATCTCTCATTTCTAAATAGAAATCATTAAAATCCATCATTCCTGACATTTCAGTGGACCCTGCATGTCCAAAAATTTCCATAGTATATTCTTTATATAAAAAATCATATACTTCATCTTCGTTATTAAATAACAAGTGACTGAAAATGTTTAAAGTTGTTACGTCAGAGATGACTTTTCGTTCAACCGATTCATCCATATATGGATTATCTATATACCATTTTTCATACACGTCTTGAACTCTACCCAATGTATCCCTAAGAACATTATTTATTTCAACTCCAATTCTCATTGTTCATATCTCTTTAACATTTTTGTTATCAGTGGATTTCTAACAACATCATCATCCCCAAATTCATGAATTCCAATTCTTTCTAAATCTTTAAATCTAACAATTGCATCCCATAATCCTGTTTGAGTCTTATCTTTATGTCTATCAAATTGTTCCAAATCACCCGAAATAAAAAATTTAGAATTAAATCCAATTCTTGTTAAAAGAAGTTTCATT